TCTCCAGAATTTGCTCAAGATTTGAATGCTTATCATTCTATCGATGCAGAAGCTGAATTAACTTCTATGTTATCTGAATACATTACAATGGAAATCGATATGGAAATCCTTTCAATGTTGCAGGAAGCTGCTGAATTTAAAACAACTCATACTTTCCCAACATTATCTGGTGGTATGACTTACACTGATCAGTTTTCAACAATCGGTCACACTTTACAAAGATTATCTAACACTATCCACCAATCTACAATGAGAGGAGGAGCTAATTTCGTAGTATGTTCGCCAGCAATAGCAACTTACTTAGAAAATATTCCTGGATATTCTGTTGATACTGACGGTACTCAAAAAACTTTTGCAATGGGCGTTTCTGCTGTTGGATCTTTTAAAAATAGATATACTATTTACAAAAATCCTTATTGGACAGGAAAAACTTTGCTAGCTGGATATAGAGGAAATCAATTCCTTGAAACAGGTGCAGTATTTGCTCCTTATATTCCGTTAATTATGACTCCACTGGTTTACGATCCTACGAACTTTACTCCACGTAAAGGCGTAATGACTCGTTATGCTAAGAAAGTTGTAAGAAAGGATTACTATGGTACAGTAACTGTTAGTGATGATAACATTACAACTGGAGGCGATGCAACTGATAATTTCTAATATATAATTAGAAAATTAACTATATTACTATTAAGGAGAGCTATTAATTTAGCTCTCTTTTTTTTTGTACATATATTTATAATAAAGTTATAAAGAGATAAAGATGACACAAAACAATTTTGTCAATGGACAGAAGAACAATAAAAAAGGTTACAGATTTTTACTATCGCTAAACGAAGAACAAAAGAAAGCTAAAGCCAAAATACTTCATTCAGACGTATCTGTTATACTAGGCAAGGCAGGTTCTGGTAAAACATTATTAGCTTGCCAAATTGCACTTCAAATGTTATTAGAAAAACATGTAACAAAAATAATAATAACAAGACCTACAGTAAGCAAAGAAGATATTGGGTTTTTGCCAGGCAACCTAGAAGAAAAGATGGGACCTTGGGTAGCACCAATATATTCTAACATGTATCAATTATTAAGAAGAGAGCGGGTAGACAAAATGATTAGCGATGATCAAATAGAAGTTGTACCTGTATCATACATGAGAGGAAGAACTTTTGTAAATTCTGCAATTATAGTAGACGAATGTCAAAATCTAGAACACAACCAAACTCTAATGATATTACAAAGAATAGGTTTAAACAGTAAAATGATGTTTTGCGGAGACACAGATCAAATAGATTTAAACAGAAGACACGATACAGGTTTAGATTTCTTATCAAAGATGAACGTAGACAGATTAGAAATAATAAAACTGCTAGAAAATCATAGACATCCTATATTAGAAGATATTATGCTAGCTTATACACAAAGTAGAGAAGAAAAGAAGTTCTAATAGTATTGTTTGATATTTATATTAAACTAATATGAGAATCAAAACATGCCAACATTAACCGTGCAAATTATAGAAACGTTGCTTTTAAACTCGCAATCGTTTAATCAAACACTAGTAAAACAATATAACGACGTACAGAATGTATATACAAATCAAGGAACGTTACCGGTTGGACAATCTTGTATTTTATACACAACAACAGGTAGTAATACTTGGTTCGGTAATTCGCTGGCATCTGATAATATAAAATATGTAAGAATAACAAATACAACAACAGGTAGTTTAGCTGCTACGGGATCTGTGTATAATTCAGGTTCTTTTACTGGAAGCTTTAACCAATCTGTACTTAGACTTAACTTGACAGCTTTTGCTGGTGGAACATCAGCTCATTCATTATATCCAGGCGACAGTTTTATAATAACGCGTCACAAAGGTTCTTACAACGGAAATGCTCAGGGTATAGGTAATGTAAATTACAAAGATATATTTGGAATAAAAGCAGGATCACAAGGTGGTGCTACTTCATATAGTTTACGAGCATACGGAGCATAAACATGGCAAACATAATAATATATGACGGATCAGCAGGATCTATATTAAACAATACGCCTTTCGGCATATACGATTCAGATGGTCAGTTTCAAACTCACGGACCTCAAGTTGCAGATTGGTGCGCTACTAGGTTAGGTTTTCCTATAATGGATGTAGAACTGCAAGACTCTCAGTTTTTTGCTTGTTTCGAAGAAGCAGTTAGCGAATATTCGTCGCAAGTAAACAGATTTAATATTAGAGACAACTTGTTCAACGTTAAAGGAGAATCTACATCAACAAATCTTACTCACAAAAACATAATTCCTAATCAAGGTAAACTAATAGCTTTGTCAAAACAATATGGTACAGAAGCTGGAAGTGGTGGAAATGTAGATTGGAAAACAGGATATATTACTACAACCACAGGTTCAACAGGAGGATATAATCAAGAATACGATTTAAACGTCCAAGGCGTATTCAGTCAATCAGTTGCAGGTACAGACATAGAAATTAAACGAATATTTCACGAAGGAACTCCTGCAGCAAATAGACATTACGATCCTCAATTTGGTTCTAATGTAGCTTTAAACAGCTTTGGGTGGGGAGGATCTTTAGCAGGTGTATCTTATTTATCGTTACCATTATACGATGATATGTTAAAAATACAACAAGTAGAATTTAACGACACAGTTAGAAAATCTATGTATTCTTTTGAATTGATAAACAACAAATTAAGAATACATCCAGTGCCAACGAGAACATTTAAATATTATTTCCAATATATAGAAACGACACAAAGAGACAATTTAATTGTAAACAATGCAGTATCTGATTTTTCTAATATAGGTTATGGACATATGACGTATACTTCTATAAATGCTCCTGGAAAACAGTGGATAAAGAAATATACATTAGCTCTAGTTAAAACAGTATTAGGTTCTATACGAAGTAAATTTGGAAGTATTCCAATTCCCGGTTCTGAAACATCTATGGACGGCGATACGCTAAGAAGCGAAGGAGCTGCTGAAGCTGAAATTTTAATAGCTAGTTTAAGAGAAGATTTAGAACAAACTTCTAGAAGAAACGGTATGGAACGCGAAAACGAAATTACAACGTTTCAACAAGAAATGCTAAACAAAAACCCATTAAACATTTATATAGGATAAAAACATGGCACTATTTGGTTCGTCAAGAGACATATCTTTCTTTAGAAAAGTTAATAGAGAATTGCTAAATGAAATTATAGATACTCGCTGTGATATTTTTAAGCATTCTATATTTGATAGCAAAGAAAATCTTTATGGCGAAGCGTTAAACAAAGTATTTAAAACAGGAGTTAGAGTTGCAGGTCTTATAGAAAAAGGAGAAAAAGATTGGAGCTCAGATGAACTTGGATCAGATTACAGTAGAACAGTTAAGTTTTCTTTTTTAAGAGACGATTTAGCTTCGTTAGAAATAGGCAGCGCTCAAAATACTTTAAATCCTAATGCAAATGCTCAAGACGCAGACATATATTTAGAAGTAGGAGATATTATATATTGGGACGGACATTATAACGAAGTAGATACTGTAGGTTCTGGTCAATATTTGTTTGGTAGAAACCCAGAAAGCGATATAGATGATGCAAACTTTGGCGCAAATTGGAGTGTAATAGCAGATACACATCAAATGAGAAAATCTAAAATTAATACTCTTGAAAACGTAAGAGCAGGTTACGACGAATACATAAGCGGAAATAAACCAGATACTCAAAGAGGAGGATTGTATGGATAAGAAAATAGTAGACAGATCCAATCAAATAAGACGCGACGATAAAGTAAAAGATTTAAAAATAAATCTATACGACATAGATTCTGTAATTAAGTATTATTTCGATAACATAATACAACCTACTGTAATGGAAGGCGATGAACAAATAATAGTTCCTGTTGTATATGGTTCACCCGAAAGATGGAAGTCTGTTCAGAAATCTGGAATATATAGAGATAGTTCTGGCAAAGCTCAATTTCCAGCCATAGTTTATAAAAGAACAAGCGTAGAAAAAAATATAGGACTAATAAACAAAGTAGATGCTACAAATCCATTATATGCTTCATATAGAAAAACATATACTTCTAGAAACAAATACGATAACTTTTCTGTGTTAAATGGAAGACAGCCACAAACTCAACATCATAACATAGTAATTCCAGATTATGTTAAACTGTCGTACGATTGTATTATATTTACAGAATATCTAGAACAGCTAAACAAAATAATAGAAGATGTAAATTATGCAGCTGGACAGTATTGGGGGCAGGACAAGAAATTTCAATTCTTATCAAACATAGATTCTTATGCTATAGAATCAGCAGCAGAATCAGGACAAGATAGAGTATCAAAAGCTACGTTTACGTTAACAATGAACGGCTTTATTATACCTGATAATATACAAAAAGCAATGAGCAATTATAGCTCAAAAGATTATGGTAAAGTAGTAGTTACAATAGGATCTGAAACCGAAACAGATAATCCAAGTTTTAGCAATATAAACGAAACGGTGTTTAATCCACCTGCTAGACCATTACCAGGACAAAGACAAGCAAATGACAAGGTCCAATCGTCTGCTGAAGATGTAGAAGGGCTAAATAGATAATTAAAAAAGAGAGGTTACAATGAGTACAGAAAAAACAGAACAATCTAAAGAACAAAAGTTTACAAAAGAAGAGATGGAAACAATAGAGTTTATTAAGAAGTCGTACGACGAATTGACAGTGCAATTAGGTCAGCTTAATGTAGAAGAGTTTGTATTAAACGAATCAAGAGAAAATCTTAAAGATTCTTTTTCAACCATTAGAACTAAAGAAAAAGAATTCGCTAACAGCTTATCAGACAAGTATGGCAAAGGCCAACTTAACTTAGACACAGGTGTTTTCATTCCAGAACAATAAACTTTTCAACTTCGCTATAGATATTTATAGGTAAATCAAATTACGTTTAAATTAAATTAATTAGGAGAAAAAACAATGGCTGAAAAAATCGTAAGCCCCGGAGTTTTTACAAAAGAAAATGATATGTCATTCGTTCAATCGGGAGTTGGAGCGATAGGAGCAGCAGTCATTGGCCCAACTGTAAAAGGTCCAGCAATGGTTCCAACAAAAGTTTTTACATACGGAGAGTATCAAGAACTATTTGGGGATTCATTCAAATCAGGTAGTGATTACTACCAATATTTAACATCAATGGCGGCTAAAGATTATCTTAAGCATGGAGGACCATTAACAGTAACAAGAATACTTAACGCAGGTTTTTCAAATGCAGACGCTTTTGCTCACATGGCTACAGTAACTGGTGATGGAACAGCTTCAAGCGGCGAGGTTCCATTTGTTGCAGGTGATGTAGCTGACGGTAAGTATATTACTTATACTGCGTCAAACGCTTCAGCATACCAATTTAGAGCAATGGATGCACCTTTACCATATCCAAACGCAGGATTAAGTGGAACATGGTACTTTTTATCAGCATCTGGTGGAACACCGGCAGTAGATTTAAATAATACAAAAACAAACTTTTTAAACATTTGGGCAACTGCTACAGCAGGAACAGGCGATACTGCTTTTTCAGCATCAAATGGTTCTGGTGTATCAGCTATTTCGCTTACTGGTTCAATCAACTCGACAAAAGATGATGACCCAGATAATATAGCGATTACTTTAGCAGCGTCAGCAAACTCTAATTTCCAAAACGCAGTTAATAGTACTTCTTCTTTCCACGCAACAAGCCAAGGAGTTCCAAACTCAGGTTCAACTGTTGCTTCATTTACTCCTTCGTTTTTCATCGAAACTTTTGCAGACGGTGAAGGAATGAACAGTAGACCAACAGCTGCACACGGAACAGGGTCTAACAATATTCTTACTGCAGGTGGAGTAAAATATGGTACTAAAGATAATCTTAGATGGGAAATATCAAACATCAACGAACTAAAAGGTACATTTACATTAACAATTAGAAGAGGTGATGATTCAGATAAAAGAAAAGTAGTATTAGAATCTTTTGGTAATCTTTCATTAGATCCACAAGCATCTAACTATATAGGTAAAAAGGTAGGTACTTCTTACAACAAGTTTGATCCAGTTAACAAAATAGTTACTAGTACAGGTACTTTCCCAAACAGATCTAAATACATTTACATTACAGAAAAATTAGTATCAGGACTTTCTGCAATTCAGCAAACAGTAGATTACTTAGACGATAATGGAATTATTACTAATACAGCTTTAACTGCAAGTCTTCCTCAAGTTTCTCAAGGAACATTTGCTGGAGGAACAAACGGAACTAACGATTTCACTCATCCGCAAAACATGTACGATACAATTACTGCAACTAACATGCAAGGTTTAAATTGTTTAAATGGATCAGCTGATGGTGGGAAAGAATACATTAACGCTATCAATTTATTATCTAATCAAGACGAATACGATGTTAACTTAGTATTTGCTCCAGGAATTAATCATACAAACCATCCAGCTATTTCTAATGCATTAATTACAATGTGTGAAAATAGAGGTGATGCAATGTGTATTGTAGATCCTATTGGTTATACTGCTGCTACCGTTGCAGATGCTGCAGCTGTTGCTGCTGGACTTGATAGTTCATACGCTGCAATGTATTGGCCTTGGGTACAAGTTGCTGATCCTGCTACAGGAAAATACGTTTGGGTTCCTCAAGCTACTGTAATGCCTGGAATCTATGCATTCAACGATAAAGTATCTGCAGAATGGTTTGCTCCAGCTGGTTTAAACAGAGGTGGTCAAGAAACTGTGATCCAAGCTCAAGTTAAATTAACTCACGCTCACAGAGACACTATGTACGAAAAAAACTTAAACCCGGTAGCTACATTCCCAGGTGAAGGTGTTGTTGTATGGGGTCAGAAAACACTGCAAAAGAAAGCTTCAGCATTAGATAGAGTAAATGTAAGAAGACTATTAATTAACCTTAAGAAATTTATTGCCTCTACATCGAAGTACTTAGTATTCGAAAACAATACTGATGCAACAAGAAATAGATTTCTTTCAACTGTTAACCCTTACATGGAA